CCATTCAGTGCAACAGCGCCGTTAATATCTATTGTTGTAGCTGCTATTTGTATTTCTGTGTCTGCAATTAAATCTAATTGACCATCGGTACTTGAGTGAATTGATAAAGCTGTGTCATAGAAGCATAATTTATTTGTTGAATTTAAAGTTAATCCTGTGCCATCAGTATGAGTTAAAGTTGTGTCTTGATCATCACCAAAATTTAAAACTGCGCTATCTGCTAAAAATAAATCTGAAAATTCTAAAGCTGACGTCCCTAAAGCTGCACCATCTGATGCATCTGGAACGAAAGCTGTTGTTGCTGTAATTGTTGTTCCTTGAACTGTACCTGAAGAAGTAATATTTCCTGATGCAACTGTACCTAATCCTGTAACATTACCACTTGTATCAAAAGTGTAATTACCATCTGAAAATGTACCATCAATAGTTAAATTTCGTATTGTGCCAATATCTTTACTGGAATCTAAAACTAAAGCTTTACTAGCTGCTGCAGTACCTGCAGTAATACCATCTAAAAATTCTAATTCTGCTTCTGTTAATTCTGCACCTGAACCTAAAGTGAATGTTCCTGTAACAGTTAAATTATCTGCAATTGTAACTTCTGAAGTTGAGTGTCCTATTGTAACTGCTATTCCAGAAGTTTCTGTTGCTAATTTTAAAGCTCCAGTAGCATTTGTAATATAAGAATTTGTACCATCGTGATAGACCAACATATCATTGCCAGTACCAAACTTGGCATTAGCACTATCGGCAAACGTTGCGTGAGAGCCAGTGAGTACATTGAAAGCATTCGCTGTCATTGTGAAATCATCAGCGCCTGAGATTTCAAAATCTATTTGATCATCGGTACTTGCTGTAATGCTTGTATCGGAATCAGCGTCGAGAGTTAATTCGCCACCATCTAAATCGTATGTACCTACTCCACCAATATTTGAATCAACAAGATTTGGATTCGTACCATCGTCCGCCGTAGCATAAATAAGTTTTGTTCCTTTATCAGTAGCTGCCCAAGTAACACTAGATCCTGAACCAGAAACATATTTAAATTGAACGGTGTAGGCCCCTGATGTGTTATTTTTAACTATATAAAAAGTTTGAACATCCAAAGGAATCGTTACAACTTGGTTTCCAGTAATCGTTCCTGTAAATTCTATAATTCTGTGTGCAAGAACTGCACCTGTTGATCCGTCAGAAACGGATAGTGTTGTCGTCTGCGCTGAACCCGCTATAGATTGCGCTGTATAACCACCAGCAATCTGTTCAAGAATTTGTATATTGGTATTGGTAGTTGATCCCCATGTACCGGCATTTTCGCCGGTTGTCATCAACTCTGTACCTAAACCTGTATAACTTGATGCCATAATTTATCCTACGCGCTTCCTACAAATACCTCCACATCACATGATGCTGTATCTGTATCCACTGTAATATCTGTTAAATCTGAAAGACCTGAAGCTAAAGCCGATCCTGCTGCCTTCATGGTATCAACCACGCCACCGCTATTATCTCCTGGATAAATAAACGAGTGACCAGCGTCAACCTTCATTCTATATTCTGTGTCATCTTCATCTCTAAAAGTTAGCATAATATGATTGGATGAATCTAAGTTTGTAATTCTAATATATCGTACATCGCCGTTGTCAAATATTCCGGCAACATAACCAACTTTGTTTGCAGTGACACCTACACCGCTAATCGCTGATATAAATCCTATTAATCCGCATTCTGTTGTTGATGCAGTTACAACTCTTTTTGTAATTTCATTAACACTAGAAATATCTAAAGATCTTTCCGATCAATAGTCTATGTTGTTGAGAGTGATTGCTTCTTTTACTGATACTGTTAGTGTTGCCATATTTTATTCCTTAAGGTGTCTGTTGAGGAACGGGTATACGAGGTTCGCCATCTGTATAATCGTCTCTTCTTCTTCTACCTAATTGTTCTCCACCGAATTTTTGTGCTTCGGTTTGATATTTTTGTTCGTATAATTGTAGCATATCCGTTGGGCCTTTTAAATAACTAAATGCTTCTACTAGGCATGCATATAAAAGTCCATTTCCAAAATTCAGACTTAAATAAGTTGTCGTATTTGCTGAACTCAATCCTGTGGGTCTAGCATTATAATGAATTTTGTACATAAAAGCTGAGCTTGGTGTTGGAACAATTGTAATTCTTCCTGAAGAAGTTGCACCCGTTCCTTCTGCTCCTCCTGACATAGCATAGTATTTTGGTGTGCCAGTAGTTGTTTCAGCTGTATCATATTCTCTTAAAAAGCTAATATCTTTCTTCTCCAACCAGCTATTCGTGCCTGTTGCAACAGTTGTTGAAGTATAAACTTGAAGACCTCTAACAAATAAAGTTCCCGCAGGAGCATAAACATTGTCTTTTGAAGCTGTTAAATTTCCAAGCATTTCTTTTCGATCTGCATCAATTGGAATTTCTCTTTGAATTCTAAGTTCTGAATTATCTATAAATTGATCAGTAATTGTACTTGAAAGTACTCCTGTTCCAACTTCAGTATAATTTAAAATTGCTGTTGAAAGTGTTGAATATGTAAATCCTGCCATAATGCTGATAGAGTTACTGGTCCTATTGAAACCGGAAACCCTCCTCCTTTCACGTCACCTGCTGTTGCAGTGTTTGTGTTAACTGTAAAATAAAACCAATTTGTTGTAAAATCCGTGTCTCTATCACCGCTAACATACTTTCCTGTAGTAATAGCATAACCTGAAGCATATGCAATATTTGATCCTGCTATACCATCAAAACTAGCAGGATCACCATAAGTGCCTGAAGTTGTTGGTGCTCCTCTAAATCTGTACGTTGATCCATTTGTCAACCCGTGATCTGGTGCATGGACATTAATAATGCCTGATGAAGCCGCATACGTGGTAAATGGATCAGGAATTAATAATTGTGCTACAGTTTTTTCTGTTCTATCTGTTCTAGAATTTTGTAATGCTTGTGCATCTCCACCATGAGGTCTTGGCTGTAATAGAGGTTGTTTTGATTCATATTCAGATTTATGAACAAACATTCCATTCCATTCTCTAATCATTTCATTGTATGGAAAAGCCATTCCTGATCGGTCTGATATTGCCTGTGCGTATTTTCCTCGTGCGTATGCCATTATTCTTTATCCTTCTTTTTCTTCTTAAGCTTAGCCTTTGCTTTTTCATATGCTATCTTCCCTGCAAGTACAGTTCCAGAAGCAACATACAATGGTATATTAGTTTTTGGAGCTGTTATGCCTTGTTTTATTGATTTAGTTCCTTTTTTTAAAGCTCCTTTTAATATTACTCCCATTCCTTTAGTTATTAATGTCATATGTTTGGATAATAATTCTTCGGAGTTATATAAGTACTAGATGAAGAACCATCTTCTGCTAATGCTCGTGTTAACTCGTCTTCTTACAACAGTTTCATTTGTTGTACTAATTGTGGGTTAAATTTTTGTGCTAAATAAAATGCAAGTCCTGAAACCATACAAGGTACAAATCTGTATGGGACATCTGTTGCATCTGTGTAAGTTGCATCTGCATCTTGAATTCTTTTTACAAAAAACATGTGAACGTCTTTTGATGCATTTGTTGAATCTGGTGTTGGATAAAGAGTTATAGTTGTTTTGTCCACGAATCTTTGAACAAAATATTGTGCTGGAGTTCCTTTAGAAAGTTTACTTGATAATGCTGAATAAGCCGATCTAGCTATTTTTGTAAGAGAAGAATCAGATTGATCTGTGTCTGTTTTATCAGATCTAAGTGTAGCTTCTAAAACATCATCCAAGCCATAAGTAGAAGTTCCAGTTGTTCCACCTGCTGTAGTAGCACTTGTTCCATCACCTGTTGCTCTATAAAAAGTATATTCTGCCTGACCTTCAACTAAATCAATATTAGTATCTCCTACTTCCCAGTAGTGCAAACCTCTATTACCCCATTCTTGAAAAAGAATGTTTAAAGATCTTCTTGCTGTTTTTAATTGATATCCCGAAACAGATTGTAAGCCAATTCGCTCGTAGGCTTCTTCAATTATTTCGTCTACAGCAAATGTTTTATCAAAAGTGACTGTACCAGAAGTAGTATTCGCCATGCGTTACCTCCTAATACTGTTTTCGCATCTCTAGAATAACTGTATAATGATCTAGATTGGTATGTCCACTAGTTGTAAAGTCAAGATCACCATCAGGTGAACTAGCATTATTTTTAATACCACCAAATGATCTAAAGTCCATATGTCCACCCATATTACCTGCTGCTGCACTTCCGCCTATGGTTAATGCTAATGCATTAGTACTTGCAGCGAAATAAATAGCGAGTCTCATTCCACCAATGTCATACCAAATTTGATCAATTGTAATATTTGAACAAGCGGTACCATCGGGGTGAGCTGTTAAAGCT